ATGCTCGGTGTTGCTGGGGTATTCGGCGGTGCTCTTTTCGCTGCAATGCACGGAAGTCTCGTTACTTCCTCACTTATTCGTGAGACGACTGGCTTAGATTCACAAAACTATGGATACAAATTCGGTCAAGAGGAAGAGACGTATAACATTGTTGCGGCTCATGGCTACTTTGGGAGACTCATATTCCAGTACGCTAGCTTTAATAATAGCCGTAGTTTACATTTCTTCTTGGCTGCTTGGCCCGTCACTTGCATATGGCTTACCGCTATGGGAATCTCCACTATGGCTTTTAATCTCAACGGCTTTAACTTTAACCAGTCAATCGTTGATTCCAGCGGAAGAGTCGTCCCAACTTGGGCTGACGTACTTAACCGTGCTAACCTAGGTATGGAAGTAATGCATGAGCGTAATGCTCACAATTTCCCACTTGACTTAGCTTCAGCTGAGACTAGTGAGGTAGCTTTAACAGCACCATCAATAGGATAAATTATGCCTAGTCATTATAACAAAAAAACAACAGGTGAGGATCATGCTCACACTAAGCCATCTAAAGAAGATACTACATGGCAGAAGATGAAAGAAGTTATGAAAGGCAACCCTCAAAAGAGACGTAACAAAGCATTACAAGATGCTATGAAAGCAGCAGGTATGTAAGTGTAAATGTGGCGACCCGATTCATCGTCCTCGCCATTGTTCACTTCCCTTAAGCTTGAATGATTACAACAGAATACGGCAAGCAAAATATGTTTGCTAAAGAACCACCTATCGAAGTATTAACAATGAACGACAACGCAGAATTACAAAATGGCCGTTGGGCTATGATTGGAATATGGGCAGCTCTAGGAGCTTATGCCACAACTGGTCAGATCATCCCTGGCATATTCTAAATACCACGTCCGTTCATCCATAACTCATGGACGCATGAAACCAAGGCATGGAACGGGGTCTTGGTACTAAGGAATTACTAATGACAGTAAAACTAAAGTATCGTGGTATCACTTACACTAAAACAATCAAATCTTAATTAATGAAAAAACTTGCACTAGCCCTAGCGGCAACTCTCGCTTCGACTCCTGCAATGGCAGGTCCTTATGTTAACGTAGAAGCTAACTCATCCTACACAGGATCTGACTTTACATCTAGAACTACTGACGCTCATGTTGGTTGGGAAGGTGAAGTAGGTCAGCTTGGCTACTACATTCAAGGCGGTCCTGCTTTTATCAATGGTGATGCTGTTGATGGAGAAACTCAATTCTCAGGTAAGCTAGGCGGTTCAGTAAATGCTACTGAAAAGCTTGGTGTATATGGAGAGCTTTCCTTCTTAACAGCTGAAGGCGATACTGCTAATTCTTATGGCAGTAAGCTCGGCGTTAAGTACAGCTTCTAATAGAATGAGCGCAACCTCACTAAACTAAGTCTCCCGTAGCGGAACTGCGGGAGGTCAATTAACCTATACTAATTATTTAAAATGCCTTTCAATACTAATTCTACATACGGTAATGTAGTATATAGTTCACCTACTTGGGAAACTAAGATACTAGCCAATGACGGTACAACTCTTAGTTCTGCTACTGTTGCTACAGTAAGCGAACTTGACATACCTATTGGTAAGTATGAGAGAATTATTGGTGACCTAGTAATGTGGTATGACACAGATGGTACTAATGACCTTGACATGAGAATCGTTAACTTCGATTCGGCAGGTTCAGCTGTAGCCACAACTCTACGTTATGCTGCTCAAGGTGTTGTAGCTGGTGACGCTCTAAGTAATGATGAAGCAACTAATGCTCCATCAATCTCTGTAGCTTCTACTACAACTGGTGGTACTGGTGACCAGATTGGCTTCCGTGCAGCTGTTGATGAGGACGCATTCTTACGTGTGAACTTCTCAGCACTTTCAACTGCAGCCACAAATGGTACACTACACTTCCAGTTTGCTAACAGTACTGGTAGTGGTGCAGGTACTCACCTACTTGCAGGTTCATATATAACTTGGAAGAGATTCTAAATTATGTAGGGAAGAGAGCACCTCAGAGTCGGACTCTCTTCTCCTTGGCTTTTGGCCCACTAAGGTGGATACCCTTAAGCTGTCTAGACGGTGGGATAGACCACAACTATATTCGAAAAAAATTTTCTCAACGTTGAGAGTCCGTAAACTATACAACTCTCTAAGTAACAATGGCTAACGCCACACAATCAGTACTAGGTACACTGAATAAGGCAGTGACCAGCACAGCTGGATCAGCTGCTTATGATACCAAGTACTCAACCTATTTGAAACTGTTCTCAGGTGAGCTATTTAAAGCTTACGAAAGTGCTACAATTGCACGAGATACAGTACAAAGACGTACCCTAAAGAACGGTAAATCATTACAGTTCATCTTCACGGGACGTATGCAAGCGGCATACCATACGCCAGGCGAACCTATCCTCGGATCAGGTGATCCTCCAGTAGCAGAGAAGACAATCGTATGTGATGACCTGCTTATCAGTTCAGCTTTCGTCTATGATTTAGATGAGACACTTGCACACTACTCTTTGAGGGGAGAGATCTCTAAGAAGATTGGTCATGCACTTGCCGAAGCTTATGATAAGAAGATCTTCAGAACGATTGCTCTAGCAGCTCGTGCTTCACATCCTATTACTGCAGCTCCAGGTCCAGAGCCAGGTGGTTCAACCATCAAACTCGGTACTGGTAAAGAGTATGATGCTCAAGCATTAGTTGATGGCTTCTTCGAAGCTGCTTCAATTCTTGATGAAAAGAATGTACCTAAGCAAGGACGCACAGCTGTACTATCTCCAAGACAGTACTATGCTCTAGTCTCTCAGGTATCTACTAACATCTTGAACCGTGATTATGGTAACAAGCAAGGTAATCTAAACTCTGGCGAAGGTCTCTATGAGATTGCTGGAATTCAAATCAGACGTTCTAACAACCTACCATTCTTGGCAGGTACTGTTAACTCTCAGTCTGGTGAGAACAATGATTACTCTGGTGACTTCCAGTATCACTGTGGTCTTATCTATCAGAAAGACGTAGCTGGTGTTGTAGAAGCAATCGGTCCTCAAGTTCAAGTAACATCTGGTGACGTATCAGTCCTTTATCAGGGTGATGTCATACTAGGTCGCTTGGCAATGGGTGCTGGTACTCTTAACCCTGCTGCCGCTATTGAATTCTCTAACCAGTAAGGAGGATATATTATGTCCGTTGTTCCTGGCGAAAATTACAAGCGCACTGTAACTGTAGGAATTGGTGGTCTCGATACTATTACCGAGAACCCACCTTCTCCTGTGGAATATGGTAGAACTCTATTGGGAACATCTCCCTTTGGAGCATCTGCTAGTTCAGCTGTAGCTTCAGGTTCTTGTGACCTAACTGCTACATCTGGATGTTAATAATACGAGGTAAAACAAATGGCAACTGCTGTCGCTGCAGGTAACACAGGTGTTTGCTCTACTGGAGACGCTTCAAGAGAAAGCGTATCTCGTACTGATGGTGGAGGTACTGATATCCGCAGCTCTAATGCTGTACTATCATTAACTAAAAACCTCAGAACAGCTTACGCCACACAAGAATGTGACGTTACCTAATTATATATAGGAGGGTTAACCGCCCTCCTTTTTTTTATTCATATAAATTAATATGCCTTATCCTACTTATGCTGTGTCCACCGAACTGGATGCTGTTAACCAAATATTAAGCTCTGTTGGACAGGCACCTGTCACTACCTTAGATCAACAGAACCCTGAAGTTGCTATAGCTTTAAATACTTTAAGGGAAATAAACAAACAAGTTCAATCTGAAGGTTGGATATTTAACATCGAACGTCATTATGAAATGACAGCTGATGCTGCCACCTTTGAAATTGAATACCCTTCTAATGCTTTACAGATTGATGCTAATAGAGATCAACACTTTGATGATTATGATCCTACACGTCGTGACGGTAAATTATATGATCGACATAAACATACTTTCTTATGGAAAGATGAAGCTGGCGCAGCTCGAACAATACAAGTTGATGTTGTCTGGTTAGTCGATTTTACTGAAGTACCTAATGCTATACAGAATTATATTACAGCACGAACTGCTGTGATGTGTGCTATTAAAATGGTTGGTGATCAACAATTAGTACAACTATTACAACAACAAGAAATAAATACTAGAGCAAGTGCTCTTGAATATGAAACCCAACAAGGGGATTACTCTATGTTTGGATGGAAAGATGGTGAAAACTATCATGTCGGATATCAACCTTACGCAGCCTTACAACGATGAGTACAGTTACCCAAAGGATACCTAATTTTTTACTAGGTATATCTCAACAACCTGACAACAGAAAATTTCCAGGTCAAGTCAGTGATGCTGTGAATACATTTCCAGACTATGCGTTGGGTATGTTAAAACGACCTGGGGGTAAGTACATCAGTAATCTATATGGAGCTACTGCTAGAGGTAAGTGGTTCTCAATGATTAGATCAGCTAACCAAAAATACATAGCCCAGTATGATGATACTGATTTTAGATTTAGGGTATGGAGTTTGACTGATGGAACTCCAAGGCGTGTCGATATGGGAACCAATACTGGTGTCCCTGGAAGTTGTAATGCTTCTAATTATCAAACAGATACAGAAGCATATTATAATTCTACAGCTACTACTAAAGCTAGGAGAGATGACTTAAATACTGCACAAGCTACTTACGCTGAAGCTTTAGTTGGACAAGAAAGAGTTGAATCATATCTTTGGAGTACTAATAATGATTATAACTTAACAACTGGAACAATTTCAGAGATGCTTGTAGATGGTATATATCAACAAGAAACTAATGATACTTATACCATTGTGGAAGGCGGTGTTGTTAAGTATATATCTGCAAGTGCTCTGAGTGGTGCCGTAGTTAGGTTAGAAAGAGTCTCAGGAGGCACAGGTTACTCTGCATTAAGTGGAGTAGCAACGACTTCTACAGGCTCAGGAACAGGGCTTACAGTAACCTATACAGTTACAGGCGGTGTTATAGATCAACAGGTGACTATTGCTAATGGTGGTGGTGCTACTGTTTCAACAGGATATAAAATCGATGATGTAATTACTGTCTCAGGTGGTGGTGGTAATGCTACCTTTAAAGTGATTCAGATACAATATGCATTAGGAACAGATAAAACCAATGAACATCCTATCTTAGCTTCTCAAGGTTATAAGTTATACGGAGCTAAGAAAAGTAACGATCCAGTTAAAACAGCAGGTGATTTATCTACAGCTTTGTCAGCAATGAACACAGCTCAGACAAATTATAATAATGCTGTAACTGCTGAAGCTACTGCTAAAACAAACTATGATACTGAAGTAACTAATTGTAATATATCTGCCATACCTAGTGATGGTTATCTTAAGGACGCAACTGCAGCTGATATAGAATTACTTACATTAGAAGCAACTACATTTGTTTTAAATAAAAAGAAAACTCCTGCAATGACAGCTAATACAGTAGCAGCTTTAGCACATCAAGCTTTTGTTGTTATTAATGTTGTAGCTTATAATTCTAAATATACTGTAACGCTTGATGGTACAGCTTGTACCCATACAACAGGTACAACAGTTAGTGCAGGTGTACAAGACTCTAGTACCATTGTAGATGGAATAGCTTCTGCTATTGCAAGTAATACTTCTGGATATACCGTTACAAAAATTGGACCAGGATTACATATATCTAAAGCATCAGCATTTACTATAGCTGTAAGTGGTGGTTCTCAAGATGATGCTTTATATGCATTCCAAGATAAGATTGCTGATGTTACAAGATTACCTATACAATGTAAGAATGGTTATAAATTAAAGATAGCTAACAGTGCTGACTTTGAAGCTGATGATATGTGGGTTGAATTTACAACTACAAATAGTGCTTCTGTTGGTCCAGGTGTTTGGACGGAAACTAATGAACCTGGTATTAAGTATGAGATAGATCCTCTTACTATGCCACATAAATTATCACAACAAGTGGATGGCTCATTTAAATTTGAGACAATTGATTGGACTGATAGAACTGTAGGTTCAGATGTTACTAACCCGTTACCTTCATTTTTAGATGACGGCTCTGGAACTGGAATACCTATTAGAAATATGTTTTTCTATAGGAATAGATTAGGGTTCTTAGCTGGTGAATATTTAGTAATGAGTAAGGCTAAAGACTTTTATAATTTCTTTGTTGGATCTGCTACTATTTCTGCAGCTAATGATCCTATTGATATCACAGCTTCATCTACTAAACCTATCTTCCTAAACTACGTTAGAAACAGTGCTGCAGGTTTGGTGTTATTTAGTGAGAATGAACAATTCCTAATGTCTACAGACTCAGACGTATTGAGTCCTACAACTGCTAAGATTAACGCAATCTCTGGATATGAATCTGATACTAAAATAGAAGCTGTTAACTTAGGTACTTCTATAGCCTTTGTTGCAAAGAGTTCTCTATGGACTAAGTTGTATGAACTGTTTGAAATCAGTACTACAACACCACCATATATGTTTGACCAAACAAAAATTGTACCTGAATTGATACCATCTACAATAGATAGTATGGTAGCTTCAGCAGGTAATGGTATTGTTTCTATGGGTCAGACAGGATCTAGTACTGTATATCAATATAGATTCTATCAATTAGGAGAGAAAAGAGCTGCTTCTACATGGTATAAATGGGACTTAACTGGTACATTATTAGATCAATTCTTTGATATTAGTACCTACTATGCTGTTGTAGCTAATGGTTCTGATGTATATATTGAATCATTTGAGCTTACTCAAGCTAGTGATACAGGTTTCTTAACACTACCAACAGGAGAGAAAACTGACGTATGTATGGATTTATACTATACAAACCCATATAGAACATATGATTCTACTGCTGAAACAACTAGAATCTTCTTACCTTGGCAACATATTTCAACAAAAAAATTGTCGGTATTAGCACTAGGGGGTTATATAGGATCCACTAACGTTGGTGGTGTTGGTGCTATAACATACCCAACTGTAGCTGGTAGTTTTGTTGCAGGTAATTTAAACAGTGTTTCAGGTGGAGGTCAGTATATAGATATTGCTGGTGATTATAGAGGTTTAAATATTATTATTGGTTATGTTTATGATATGACAGTAACTGTACCTAAACTATATCCTACCAGTAAGGAAGGAGAGGAAGGTATTAAAGCTGATTATACTTCTAATTTAATTATTCATAGAGTTAAAGTTTCTACTGGTTTAAGTGGTCCATTAACATATAATGTGAATCTAACAGGTATCCCTAATAGATCTCAAACTATTAGTGTAAATAGACCTCATCAATACCAATTAGGAAACGTTAATATTACAGCTGATGCTGTACATGATGTACCAATATACCAAAGAAATGAGAACATCTCCCTCAGTATAGTAGGAGATACACCACTACCAGTCAGTTTATTAGGTATGAACTGGGAAGGTAGATACACAGAT